GGGAACAGTCTATAATTAAAATGCTTGAACAAGGTGCTACTTATGAAGACTTAGCCAGACCCCCAGGCGGAGGACCAGGTCACGGTACAGTAGCTGGTTTAAAGGCTAGATTTGAAGGTAAGTTTGTTCCACCTGAAAGTGAAACAGTGGAAGTTAATGAAGAACAAGAAAGGTTTAAAGACACTCCACCAGACACTCCACCAGACACTCCACCAGACACTCCACCAGACACTCCACCAGATCCTCCAACAGACACTCCAACAATTGAAATTACAACTAACGACTTAACCGACGAAGATAAGAAAAGATTTAAACTATTTAAAGATAAAGATCCTAGTTGTAAATTAAAGAAAACAAAAAAAGGAAAAGCAGAAGTAACTTGTACTAACTCAGGTAGGTCTGGCATTTTTGGGCTTAAAACAAAAAGTGGAGGAGTTTCTAGTAAATCAGGTGAAAAAGTATCTAAAACAGAAAAGAAAAATAGAAATAAAAAAGTTTTTGCTCCAGTAAAAGCAATTAAAGATGCTGCTGCATTGGGAAAAGCTGGTAGAAAATATAAAAGAGGTAAATCTAGCGCTCAAAAAAGAATGAACAAAGCTAGAAGAAAAAATAAATAATGGAAAAGAAATCATTTAAAGAAACTAAAATAGGCGCTTTTCTTTCTAGTAAAGCTCCTAAAGTATTGCAAGCTTTAGGAGACGTACTACCTAATCAAGGAACGCTTGGTGTGGTAAAAAATATTATAACAAGTGATAGTAAGATTAAGCCAGCTGATAAAGAGCAGGCTATGAAACTTATAGAGCAAGATATGCAAGAGTTAAAAGAGGTTTCAAGTAGATGGAGAGCTGATATGAAGTCAGACTCTTGGCTTAGTAAAAACACTAGGCCATTAGCTCTTATATTTTTAACATCATCTGCAGTATTTATGATGGCTGTAGATTCTTTTCACTTACAATTTCAAGTTGATGATGCTTGGATAAACTTATTAAAAACATTACTGGTAACAGTTTATGTAGCATACTTCGGAAGTCGTGGTGCTGAAAAAATAACAAAAATAAATAAATAAAAATGGCTGGATCAATAGAAATAGATATTGCTGGATTAGAAGGTAACATGGCAGCTGAGCCAAGACGATTTGCACACTCTGCTAATACTATAACAATAGCGAGTGGAACTGGTAAAAACGACGTAGCTCAAGATGTGCTACCTGCACCTGCAGCTGATGAAGTTGCTGTGTTAAAAAGAGGAGCTTGCTTATATGTAGGCAGTACTGGCAATGTTAAAGTACTACTAGAAGGGGATAGCGCTGCTGTTAAATTTGTAGGCGTACCTGCTGGTACTTTTATGCCTATACTTGTTAAAAAGATATACGGTAAAGACGGTACTAGTGGAACTACTGCTGCAGATATAATAGCGTATTATTAATGATAACCCAAAGATTTAACACTCATGTTCCTTGGAGATTGAGTGGAGGAGCTAAAAATAATCATTTTTTTGGCTTTGCATTTTTATTAAATTATGTTTGCGATAACTTACCTGATTATGGTAAAGCTTTAGAAATAGGTAGCTATATGGGTGAGTCAACTCAAATGATAGCTTCTAGTGGTGTATTTAGTGAAATACATAGTGTAGATCCATTTAAAGGCACTGAAGAGTTTAATAAAGAGTTTGGTTATACGTGGTCAAAAGTTAAATCAGAGTATAATAAAAACACAAGATACTTTGACAATATATATCATCATCAAGGTTATAGTTATGATGAAGTGCCTAAGTTCCCTAACGGCGAATTTGATTTTATATACATAGATGCAAGTCACAAGTATGAAGATGTAAAAAAAGATATTGAATTATGCCTACCAAAATTAAAATACAAAGGCATAATTGCTGGCCATGATTATAGTTGGTCAGACGTCAAAAAAGTAGTTGACGAAAAGTTTAACCCACAAGAAGTATTAGTATTCTTAGATTCTTCATGGGCATATATTAAAAATTAAATTAAATAAAATGAGTAATATAAAAGGCAGGCAAATTGGTAAAATTACTGCAGACGAATTAAAGCTAATTCAAGATCAACAAAATAAAGTAAACAGTATCTTAGTAGAAATAGGCTACCAAGAATCAAGAAAGCACGCTTTGTTACATGATTTAGCTGATACAAATGAAATTATTAATAGCACTAAGAAAGAGTTGCAAGATAGGTATGGGCATATAGATATTGATCTTACTACTGGAGAGTGGAAAATGCATAAAGATGTCGAAGATAATAAGGAAGATTAGTATAGGTTCTGATTACAAAAATGATGCAATGCATTATTCAACAGGACAAGAAGTGTACGGTGGACATACTATTAGTGATATTTTATTTGAAGACACAGATCAATCGTACAATATTTATATAATTAAAAACAATGAAGTGTTGCCTTGGAAAAAGTTTAACAACAATATGGCAATATCAGTAGAGTACGATTTAAAATATTAATGAAAAGTTTATACAACTTTATTGTTAAACCTTACAAAGCTAGGTATGACAATATAAGAAAGATAGGTGACAAAACGCTTATCATTAATACCACAATAGAGAACCACCGATTCGTGAGTAAAGAAGCAGTTGTTGTTTCGGTGCCAGCTGCTTTCGACTCGCAAATAAAACCAGGTGATAAAGTTTACGTACATCACAATTTATTTAGAAGATGGTATGATCAAAAAGGCAATGAAAGAAACAGCTCATCTTATTTTAAAGATGATTTATATTTTGCTTCAATAGATCAAATTTATATGCACAATGACAAATGCCATTTAAACTATTGCTTTGTTAAACCTGTTTTAAATAACGATAATCTAGACGTTATAAAAGAACAACCTAATGTTGGTATAATAAAATATACTAATAGTTCCTTAGAAGCCATAGGAATAACACCTGGAACACTTGTAACGTTTACACCAAGCTCTGAGTTTGAGTTTATAATAGGTGATGAGCGTTTGTATTGTATGAAATCAAATGATATAGCTATAACTCATGAAAACAAAGGAGACGAGAAAGAATATAATCCAAGCTGGGCGAAAGGCAGTTGATGAGTTGATTAAGGTTGCTAAAGAACCTATAGTAGATACAGGTGAAGATGTTTCAGCTGATAGATTAAAAAACGCAGCAGCTACTAAAAAGCTATGTATTATGGATGCGTTTGAAATACTTCAACGTATAGAAGAGGAAGAGGATATACTAAATGGAACTGTAAAAGAAGTTAAAGAACAAAAATCTTTTAGAGGTTTCGCAGAGGGGAGAAGTAAATGAGTTACGAGCAAACGCTTTGGAAAGAGGTTAAGGACGTTGTTAATCCTAAGATATTAGCTAAAAACAACAGATATAAAAAGTGGGAGTATGGTTATAATGTGGAGTATGATTTTGTAGTAATAAGTAAAACAGGTAAAATTGGATCAGTTATTGAAATACAAGGTCTCCGCATTGCTTTACCAACAGCAGATGAACCGTATAAACGAAGCAAAAAACAAGAGGAACAACACTGGGAAAGATTTGAATATCCAAAAGAACTACAAAGAATAAAAAGTAGATTTGATTGGGAAGAATACCCATTAGATTTTAAAGAAAAATGGTACGATTATATAGATGATGAATTTACTAGACGAGAGCAAGGATTTTACTTTTATAACAATGGTGTTACTACTTACATTACTGGCACTCATTACATGTACTTGCAATGGTCAAAAATCGACATTGGAGCACCTGAATATAGAGAGTCAAACAGACTCTTCTTTATATTCTGGGAAGCTTGCAAAGCAGACAAAAGATGTTACGGTATGTGTTACCTCAAAAACAGACGATCTGGATTCTCTTTTATGGCAAGCGCAGAACTTGTCAACCAAGCTACAATATCTTCCGATGCTAGATTCGGTATACTTTCCAAGTCTGGTGCCGATGCCAAAAAAATGTTTACAGATAAAGTTGTCCCAATATCCGTTAATTATCCGTTTTTCTTCAAACCAATTCAAGACGGTATGGATAGGCCAAAGACTGAGTTGGCATATAGGGTTCCGGCATCCAAACTTACTAGAAGAAAGCTGGAAACGAATGAACAACTTGCAGAACTAGAAGGACTTGATACAACTATTGACTGGAAAAATACAGGTGATAACTCTTATGATGGTGAAAAGCTAAAAATATTAGCTCATGATGAAAGTGGTAAATGGGAAAGACCTGATAATATATTAAATAACTGGAGAGTTACAAAAACTACATTGCGTCTAGGATCAAGAGTTGTAGGTAAGTGTATGATGGGCTCAACTTCAAATGCTTTAGACAAAGGTGGAGACAACTTCAAAAAACTATACAACAATTCAGACGTTACTAAAAGAAATAAAAACGGACAAACTACTTCTGGACTCTATAGCTTGTTCATACCTATGGAGTGGAACTACGAAGGATTCATGGATACTCATGGATTACCTGTCTTCACATCTCCAAAAAATCCAATCAAAACAATTGATGGTTCAACTATTACGACAGGGGTTATCAAACACTGGGAAAACGAAGTTGAAGGATTAAAACACGATCAAGACGCGTTAAATGAATACTATAGACAGTTTCCAAGAACTGAAAAGCATGCTTTTAGAGATGAAACAAAAGATAGCTTATTTAATTTAACTAAAATATATCAACAAATAGATTATAACGAAGAGGCTAATCATTTTGTATCTGTTACCCAAGGAAGCTTTCAATGGCTTAACGGTATTAAAGATACGCAAGTAACATTTTACCCTAACAAAAATGGTAGATTTAAAGTATCATGGGTACCACCAGTTGAATTACAAAATAAAGTATTATTAAAAAATGGAACAAAATATCCTGGTAACGAACACATTGGAGCTTTTGGCTGTGACAGTTACGACATTAGCGGTACTGTGGATGGTAAAGGTTCTAAAGGAGCATTACATGGACTAACTAAGTTTAGCATGGAAGATGCACCACCAAATCAATTTTTTTTAGAATACATAGCAAGACCTGATACTGCAGAAGTATTCTTTGAAGATGTTTTAATGGCTTTAGTTTTTTATGGTATGCCATTACTTGCTGAAAATAACAAACCAAGATTGTTGTATTATTTAAAGCGTAGAGGTTATAGAGGTTTTAGTATTAACAGACCTGACAAGCTGTACAATAAACTATCACCAGCTGAAAGAGAAATAGGTGGAATACCTAACTCTAGTGAAGATATTAAACAAGCACACGCGGCTGCTATAGAATTTTATATAGAAAACCACGTAGGTGCACTTGAAAATGGTTATGGAAATATGTATTTTCAAAGAACATTAGATGATTGGTCTAGATTTAACATAAATGCTAGAACAAAATATGATGCATCTATTAGTTCTGGTTTAGCTATTATGGCTTGTAATAAAAATAAATATAGACCTATACCATTAAGAACTAGAAAAGAAATTAACTTAGGAATAAGAAAATACAACAATGACGGATCTATGTCACAAATAATATAATGCATGAAGATAACGAACACTTATAGCTCTTTCCCAGATCAGGTAGTACCTGATGAGGTTAAATCAAGCATAGACTATGGCAAGCAAGTTGCTCAAGCTATAGAAGGCGATTGGTTTAGTGGGACTAGATCTGGAGTTGAAAACAGATTTAATACTAATTACAATAATTTTAGAATGCGTAGGTTATATGCTAGAGCAGAACAACCTGTGCAAAAATACAAAGATGAATTAGCTATAAATGGCGATTTAAGCTATTTAAACCTAGACTGGAAACCAGTTCCTATAATACCTAAATTTGTAGATATTGTAGTTAATGGTATGGATGACAAGCTATATGATGTAAAAGCTTTTGCTCAAGATCCAGAGTCAAGAAGAGTAAGATCTAAATATGCACAAGACATATTAAGAGATATGCAAGCAAAACAGTTTCTAACTTCTTTACAGTCAGAGTTAAATTTAAATTTATTTAATTCAGATAATCCAGAGGAGTTACCTGAAAACAAAGATGAATTAGATTTGCATATGCAGTTAAGTTACAAGCAGGCTACTGAAATAGCTGCTGAAGAAGCTATTAATAATACCTTAGCTTATAATAAATATGACTTAACAAAGAAAAGAATTATTGAAGACTTAGTAGTATTAGGTATTGGAGCTGTTAAAACAAACTGGAATAAATCTGAAGGTGTTACAGTTGAGTATGTTGATCCAGCTCGTATGGTACATTCATATAGTGAAGATCCTAATTTTGAAGATTTATGGTATGTAGGCGAAGTTAAGCCATTATCTCTAGCTGAGTGTAAAAAACAATTTCCTGACTTAACAGATTCAGAACTAGAAAAACTAGAGCAATACCAAGGTAATAGTAGCTTTTTATATAATTGGAACGGTAGGAGAGATGGTAATGCTATTTATATTTTGTTTTTTGAATATAAAACTTATAGCGAACAAGTATTTAAAATTAAAAAGACTGCAACAGGTTTAGAAAAGTCATTAGAAAAACCAGATACTTTTAATCCTGAGTCTAATGAAAACTTTGATAAAGTTAGTAGATCTATAGAAACTTTATATAGCGGTGCTAAAGTACTAGGATACGATATGATGTTAGAGTGGAAGCTTGCAGAAAATATGACAAGGCCAAAGTCTAATTTAGTTAAGGTTAATATGAATTATAACATATGTGCACCTAAATTATATCAAGGTAGAGTTGAAAGTTTAGTAGGTCGTATGATGGGCTTTGCTGACATGATACAATTAACACATTTAAAAATACAACAAGTAATATCTAAAGTAATACCAGATGGTGTTTATTTAGACGTAGATGGTTTAGCAGAAGTAGATTTAGGTAATGGAACTAGCTATAACGCTAAAGAAGCTTTAAATATGTATTTTCAAACTGGTAGTATATTAGGTAGATCAATGACAACTGAAGGTGATCCTAATCCAGGTAGAATACCAATACAAGAGCTAGTTAAAAGTGACGGCGGTAATAAAGTAGCTTCACTTATAAATACTTATCAATATTATTTACAAATGATAAGAGATGTAACGGGACTTAATGAAGCTAGAGATGGTAGTGTACCTAATTCTGATTCATTAGTAGGTTTACAGAAGCTAGCTGCTGCTAATTCTAATACAGCTACTAAACATATATTAAATTCTTATTTATACTTAACAGTTAGAACTTGTGAAAATATTGTACTAAGAACTTCTGATAGTATTGAGTTTGAATTAACTGAAGAAGCTTTAAAAAACAGTATATCAACTTGGAGCGTAGGTCAACTAACAGATACGTCTCAAATACACATGGCTGATTTTGGTATATACTTTGATTTAATACCAGATGAAAGAGAAAAAGAACAACTAGAAGCTAATATACAAGCTGCATTATCTAGTGGTAGTATAAATTTAGAAGACGCTATAGATATTAGACAAATAAATAATCTTAAACTAGCTAATCAAATGATTAAGCTAAAACGTAAAAAAGCTGCTGAAGCAGCACAAGCAGCTCAACAAGCAAATATACAAGCACAAGCACAAGCTAATGCACAAGCGAGTGAAGCTGCAGCAATGTCAGAAGTTCAAAAACAACAAGCTATATTAGATACTAAACTTAAATTTGAAAAAGGTAAGTCTGGCTTTGAAATAGAACGTCTGAGAGTTGAGTCACAGATTAAACGTGAATTAATGGAATTAGAGTTTAATTACAATATGCAATTAGGCGAACAAAAAGTTATAAAAGAAGCGCAGCGAGAAGCTGATATAGAAGAAAGAAAAGATAAAAGAGCTAGAATAGTAGGCTCTCAACAGAGTGCAATGATAGATCAAAAGAAAAATGATTTATTACCAATAGATTTTGAAAACCAAAATGAAGGTGGTTTAGAAATTTAAACATTTATTAATTTATATTATATTATATTATGGCAACAAAAGAAAAAG